GGCGATGATGTCGCCCTCGGCCAGTCCGTGCGCTGCAGCGGTCGCCACTGCCGGGTTGGCATTGGTCAGGGCAGTGAATGGGATTGCAGCGCCATAGGCGGAAGCAATTTCGAACGTTGCGCCGTTGGGCATTTGAATGCCGGCCATGGGATTTTCCTCTCTTCAGAAATGACAAAACCCGCTCAATGGCGGGTTCTGGGTTTGCCCAATGGGCGGATTAGTTGATGTCGGCGCGGTACGCGAGCGAAACCGGAACTGTGTAGGCCGTGTCGTCTGGGATACCTGGCCCCTGATCGACTGGCGTCATTGTCACCACGGTCAGTGCATTCTTCGTGATTCGCTCGTACAGCGGAAACAACGCGGCGATCTGGTCAGCCAGCGCGCCCGCCGCACCCCGATACTTCCCTGCTGGTGTCACGATGCTGACCTGAAAAACGCCCGTGAACAGCTTGTGATCACCGCCGAGCGTGCCGCTTGCGGTGTCGCCCGGCAGAGTGAAAGCTCGCAGGTAGGTGACACCATTTCCGGGCTCATAGGCCTCGTTCTCGACGACGACCTTGATGGGTGTCGGCAAAGCCTTCGCCCAGGCGATCAGCCGGGCTTCGTAGATCGAAGCGATGATGTTGTGGCTCATACCTGATTGTTCCTGATGGCTTCGTCGACGATCTGCTGGAACCGCGCGAGCGTGATGCGCACCATGCCGCCCGGTGCCTGTTTGGAATGGCCGTACTCGAGCGGTACCGCATATGGCAGGTTGTTAACGATGTACGCCGTTTGCCCGATCGTCAGCTGCTCGACCTGAAGCCTGAGCTTCGCCAGCGTGACGCCGCCGGCCGGATCGACCTGATCAAGTTCGCCTTCTGCCGGCGCCCCGATCGAGAACTGCCAGTTCCCGCGAAATCGGCCACCGACGTAATCCTTGCCAGCAACCAGTCCATTCACGCTGAAGTTCTGGTCGCGCTCGGTCTTTGTCAGTGGCTTGGCGTACTTCACGCCGCGCTTCAGCTTCCCGGCCTTGGTGAAATTGCTCTCATCGAGATTGATGAGGGTGTTGCGAACGGCGACCTTGAAATCGTAGTCATCGGCGGCGCGGGTGTTGGTTGCGCGATGCGCCACGTTCGCGGCCCAGATCTCGGGGTTGCCCACCGGAGACATCCGGATGACGCTACTGCCAATCTCGATCACGATTTCGCGGAAGGTGGCGTCGAGCCCGGCCTGAGCCTGCTCGGCAAACTGGCGGATGTTCTCGGCGAAACTGCCGTTGAGGCCTGAGTATTTGCTCATGACCGCACCTGAAGCTCGTACAGGATTGGCGTCCCGGCGGGATTCACCTCTTTCAGCGGCGGCACGATGGACCAAGTGCGCCCCTGAATGATCACCTTGTTCAGCAAGTCCGGAACCCACTCCAACCCTTGCGCAGCGATTCTCAATTTCTTGTCGCCCTGCTTGATGAGGCTGTTGTTCTGGAATTCCTGACCGGTGAAGTCGAGCAGGATGCCTTGGGCGGTCTGCTCGATGGTGGTGCCTGGCGATTCGCCGCCCGTCTCCGGGTCATACTCGCCCGGCTCCGTCTTGCTGATGGTCACGGGCTGGCCGAACTCTGTGATCATCTCCAGAGCCATCACGGCCATTTCGTCGTAGAAGGCCATGTTGGCTCCATTTCAGCTATGCGCGCACGGCGAACAGCCCGCGCTTCTGTAGGTAGTCAGCAAACTGGGTTGCGCTGGGACGATCCGGCGCCGCCGGCAACAGTCGGCCGCTGGTGTTCGGGATCGCCGCGTACTCGCGTGTGACAGCGCCTTCAACACGCTCCAGCGTTACCGCGCCTTTGCGCTTCTCGATCGGGTCGACATCGTCAGTGTGGATCTCGGCGGCCAAAGCCATCTGACCGTACTGGATCCGCGCTGGCAGGTAGTTGTCGGGCTTGATCTCGTAATCCAACTCGACACCGCGGCGCGGCCACGCCAGAGCCTGCTCGCTGTTGGACTTTCGCCCTTTCCACGTCATGCCGTCCATTGCCAGCGCGGCCCGGCGCAGCAGCGCTTCTTGCGCTGGAACCTCCGCCGGGATGATCACGCCGAACTTCACGGCGTACATGGCCAGATCCTCGGCGGATGCGTAGCTTTCGGCGTCAGGCTTGCCGGTACCGTCCTCGATGATGAGAGTCATGAATCAGCTCGCTGTGGTTTTCTGGATCGGGTACCGCGTTGCCGGGCACCCGGGTTATTACGCCTGCTGTAGGTCAGCAACTGCCTTTTCCAGTGATTCTACCGAGGCATTCGCCCGATACGTCACGTTGGCGGCGTCGAGTTGCGCTTTGAGGTTCGCGATCTTCTCGGCATTGTCGACCGGCTCCGCTGCCGCCTTGAGGCGTTCGACTTCAGCGCGGAGAGATTCAACCTCGCCCGCCAAGTTGTCACGCTCACCCGTGAGAGCTTCGAAACCTTCATGAATGGCTTTCAGCGCACCAAACAAACGGATTGGCAGTTCGCCGGCGCCCGGGTGTTCCAGTTCGGATAGACCTTCAGCGGCGTCGATCAGCAACACGATGCCGTCACGCTCGGCATTCAACTTGTCGATCAGCTCCTGCAGCGCAGCGTGACTACCGCTATCGGCGATCAGCAGCACCGGTGCTGGTTCAACCTGCCGCACCGTCACCTCCGGCACGTCATCAGCCTCGCCCTCGCGACTTTCGGTGATGCTCGCGTCGATGATGCGCAGGCCGTGTTCCTTCGCCAGCGCCTTCACGTCTTCCCGGTACTGGTGAAACGGTCCGGGCAGATACCAAATTTTGTTGCTCATGATTGCATCTCCGCCAAGCCGGGCACACGTCCCGGCTTGGACATCGCGGGGTTACTTGGAGGCGTCACCGATCAGAGCCACACCGGCGGTGTGCTTGATGCTGGTAGCGGTCTTGTCCCAGTTGGTGCCGGTTGCCAGCTCAGCGTCGGTTGGCGACTTGCCGCCGGTGGTGGTGTCCCAGGTGTAGCCCTTCAGGCCCAAGCCGAAGGTGTAATCGGTTTGGAGCGTGGTTTCGATGCGCTCCTTGCCGTTGGTGGTCTGGACATTGCTGATGATGTCGCGGCCGTCGTGGACCAGCGCAGCGCCTTGCACAAGGGAGAGGATGATTTCCTTGTTCGGGGTGCCGGCCTGCATCAGCGCCGGGGCATCCGTCACAACGGAGATCTTGCCCAGGATGTCCACCACGCGAACGTTGCCCGCCTGGAACAGCTGCTGCTGGTTCGTCAGGTTCTGGCCGACCAGCTTGTGGTAGCTCGTGCCCTGCATCACTTGGGTTACCAAGTTCTGACTGGCGTCGCCGAACTTCGCATGCGCGTTGTTCAGGCCGGCGTAGCTGATACCTGCGGTAGCCGACACATCGTTGACTGCTGCCGATTGAGCGGTGATTGCTGCAACCAGTGCCGCGATCGCAGTGTTCAACTGGTCCTTCAGCAGGATTTCAGCGAACGCACGGCTGGCGACTTCGATACCTTGCGCGGTCGGACGCTCCAGCCAGGTCATCTGCGATGGCTCATAGCGGATCGGGCCGAAGCCGCCGGCGACCTTCACCGAAGTGTTTTTCAGTTCGGTCAGGTCAGTTGCAGCGACGGCGGCGTTGGCGCTGTAGCGGTCCACGCGGCGCTGAGCAGCAGCCAGGGTCTGGAAGAACGACTCTTGAAGGAAGTCGCCAGTGAAGCCGTCCGGGGACAGCACGATAGCGCCGCGGCTCGCAGCGTTGAAAGCGGCCAGGTACTGATCCAGCGTCTCGAGAGTCGCCGGCATGATGTACTGGTTGAAGACCTGCATTTGCGACAGGGACATGAGTTATTTCCTTACGATTGAGGGAGATCTGGGAACCGGCTTGCGATCGCAGCCGTACGTTCCTCTTTGGTACCGCCGATTTTTCCTTTCGGGGCCCCGCCCCCACCACCTGCACCGCCGGCCCCGCCGCCCGATGCTTTACTGCCCGCGATCAGCGGCGCGAACGCCGCGTCATTCGCGATTTCTGCTTTCAGCTCGTCCAGCGTTGCCGCCGAGAGCTTGCCTTGTGCGTCGAGGACGACCACAACAGGCTTCCCGTCGCGCTGCTCGACGCTCAGACGACGTTCGATGTGCGGCAACAGGGCTTTGGCGCTGCCTTGAACAGCCAAGGCAGACGCGATATCAGTAGCGGTACGGCCAACAGTCAGATCCCGGATCTGCCCGCTCAGCGTTGCCCGCTCCTGTTCCAACGTGCCGGTCAGCTCAGCTTCGCGGCGAGAGAATTTCTCTGTCCAGGAACGCTCGAGCTCTTCGACGTTGCCGGACTTGCGGGCGAGTTCTTCCCGCTCCAGGCGCGCAGCCTCTTCTGCTTCGCGCGCCTTCTTCTCGGCGGCTTTCTTCTCGCCGAGCAGTTCATCAACCTTGGCCTTCAGGCCGGATACATCTTCTGGTTGCGGCAGACCTTCAACGCCGAGTACGAACTTGCCGTCCTTCTCGGTGTAAAGAGCTCGCACGGCTTCATCTACCCCTTCCAGGGTATCCAGTTGGAATTTCAGCATTGGTTGTCTCCCAGAGACGTAGGTGCAGGCCCTGCCTGCGTGAGAATCAGCCGCGTTTAGCGACATTTACGATAGGATTCGAGGTTTACGAGCGAGCACTTGGAGAAGCACCGACTCATGGAATCAAAAAAGTCGAATAGGTCAACATCTAGCGGAGGCTTGGTCGCCTGGGGCGCTGTTGCGGTAGCGATAGTCGGCTCATCGTTGACTTGGTTTTCTAGCTATCAATCCACAAAGCAAGCAATGACTCTCAGTTGTATTGACCGGATCGACAAGCAAGAGGCGATAGTCCGAGAAAAAGCAGCAAAATTCCTCAGTGCTAATGGGCGGCTCAACAGCGAATCAGGAGATGAGCGCTTGAGCATTGATGACACTCGGCCGTTAGTCAGCGCGACAGTCTCAGCAGCTTATGAACTCGTCGCATATGCACCTGGTGATCTTGGTGAACCAACTCGTGGTTTCGCAGAGGCATTGGAAGCCGCTGTGAATAATGAGTTAAACGAGATTGATCACATGGATGAAATCGAATCCGAGGGAAGAAAAAACATTGAACAGTGGCCGCATCAGTTCTCATTGGTTTTGAAAAGCTTTGAGAAAAGCAGACTCGCCTGTTCAAAGTAGCTATTTGCCCAAACCTGCCCGCTCGAACGCCAACGGCTCAAGCTTCCGCATTTCAACAAGAGTAAGCGGTGCAAAGTTGCGATCAAGCTGCAGTTCAGCGAAACGCTCGACGCTCAAACCACCTTCGCGAAACAGCTTCGCCCGAACCGGGCCGATGGCCTTATCCTGAAACGCCGCCGGCTGCTGCTTGAGCCAGTCGTAGTAGGTGAGGTCTGCCCTCACCTGCTGCGCACCGCTATCGCCGACGGACGCCCGAGTGGCGCCCTCGGCAAACATGGTGCTGAAGCGAGTCACCGCCACCACAGTCGATCGGCAATTGATGTGGATCGGCGGCCTCGGCCCCTCAGTCAGCTTGAACCGGCGCTTATCGAGCGTCCGGCACTGGCTGGTGGTTTTCGAATCCAGCGTGCTGACCCACTCCACCGACGGCACGACATCGGAGTTCGCTTTCAGCGTCTCCATGCGCGCCTGGGTGGCGACGTGCTGCACCGCCGTCCGCACGATGGCGCCAGCGTTGCGGTTGGTCGTACCCAAGATGCCGTCGTTGTACTTGAGCGCCTTGGTGCCGCGAATGTTTTTGATGATCTGGAAGTTGGTCTGGCCTTCGAAGAAGCCCTGCCGGATCGCGCCTGTGAGGCGTTGTCGCTCGGTAGCGGTGAAGCCATCAATGAACGACTTGAGCAACTTGCCGCCGTCCGCACCACGCACGCTGAGCGGGTTGGTGAGGTTTGCCGCCCTGATTGCAGCAGCGCCAGGCACAGCTGCATCGAACGAGACGCCAACCGGTGCCGCCCGGGTCAGGCTGGTCGCCTCGAACTCGGCCTCGTAGTTGGCGATATCCACCAGATCGAGGTTCAGCTTTTCGCTGTACCGGTCGAAGATGCCTAGCAGCAGGCTGTCGACTTCGCTCAGCAGCCGCTCCAAGCGAGCGACGGTATAGTCCGACAGATCAGTCCGGGTCAGCCGCTCACGGATCGAGCGGTCGATCTCTTTAAGGAATGGCGCGAACTTCGCCACCTCCCCCGACTTCAACTGCTCAAGGAAGACGGCGTGCCGGATCGTGGCATCAAGGATTGCTTGGTTTGCCGCCATTCGGGATCACCTCGTCATCATTCAGGTCGGGGCCGGTTCCTTGCGCCTCCAGCTCATCCCGGATCTCGTCGTCCGTCTTCTCAGGGTTGATCACGCCTCGATCGCGCAGGTACTGCCAGAAGTCGCCTTCAGGGAGTTTGCCGCCCTGCACCGCATTAAACAGTGCAGCCAGGATCGTCGCGTCGAGAGTGATCTGGCTGAAGTCCTGATTGAGCTTGTAGACCACTTCACCGGAGACGTTCACGAACTCAGCCATCCATTCAAGGCACTGGCTGTAGGCTTCGCTGACGTTGCTGACCACCAGCGACAGGACGCTGTGTTCGGCGGCGCTGTCGTTGTCGGCCTGGGTTGCGGTCTTCACTGCGCTACCACGCTCAATGAGCCGCGCGCCGAGCGACACCATGTCCTGCTTCTTGGATTCCATGGCCTCCTTGGCCACCGTGTTCGGCTGAGCCTGCCAAACTCCGCAGGTG